GGATCCAGCGGGCCGGGTCTGGACCGTCTGTGAGGGCCATACGGGCAATGTGGACCCGAAGCGCACCTACTCTGACGAAGAGTGTCGGGCGTTCAAGCTAGCCGATCTGGCGACGGCTCAGGCCATCGTTAACCGGTGCCTGCCGATGTCAAAGCTTCCTCAGATCGAGGGGGCGCTAATTGATGCCACATACAACGCCGGAAGGCCGGTGGTTTGTGGATCCACGCTTCAGAAATACGCCCTAGCCAATAACTGGCCCGCAGCCTGCGCTGAGCTATCGCGGTGGGACAAGGCCGGCGGCCGAGTACTGCGCGGACTGACTCGCCGTAGAGCGGATGATCGGGCTGTGTGTGAGGGTAAGGCGGTATTAGACCTATGGGCTAAGTCATGAGCGACACCCGCTTTGCTAGTCGAAAATTCATTCTGGCCTGTGTCGCGTTTTTGGCTGGGCTGGGACTCTTCATTGCCGGGAAGATCGATGCCGCGCAATGGCTATCTCAATCCGCCTTAGTCCTCGGCCTATATATCGCCGGCAATGTCACGGATGCGGCAGTAACCCATGTGACCAGCGCAAAGGCATGAGTCGGTCATTGGCGGATATCAATCAAGTAAAACGTCCATAAATCCGGACACTTACTAAGAATTTGGCGGAAGCAGGCGCAACCCTTAAACGTTTCAAAGACGCATAACTTTTTGGTGGTCTGACCAGTGAAAATCGTCCAATTCGCCCTGGCTATCCTGCTGGGCGTCTCGGGCTGTGCCTTCGTCACCGACAGCGAGCATCGCGAAACTATCGAAAGGGCGCACGAAACCACGCTTCACCTGGTCATTAACGGAGATGAGTCCTGTAGCGGTACGACTATCGGCCCACATGCTCTCCTGAGTGCCACGCATTGCTTTGACTGGCCGCTCATCCTCAAGGTCTACGGACAGCCTGTAGAGGTCATACAAGTCCTCTCGGACGGCAATGACCACACGATCCTCATCGTTGACCTGGCGTTCCGTCGCTGGGCCACATTGGGCGGCGAGCCTCGGCAGGCTGATCGTGTCTTTATCTTCGGCAATCCGGGTAGGGAGACGGACCTGTACCGGGAAGGCGAGGTCTACGGACTATCGCCGACGAGTAAGGGCTTGGCGCTTCTGTACGGCATCAATGGATTCTATGGCGATTCTGGAAGCGGCGTCTTCAACCACCGTGGACAGTTGGTGGCCGTGATCAGCTATCTGCGTTTCATGGGTACAGGCGACGGCACCTGGCAAGCCATGGGCTCATTCCCCCTGGCCTTTACCGCGGAACAGCTGGCAGAGGCCGCGAAGTGATCATCCTCTGGTTCGTGATTGTAGCGGCCATTGTGATCGGCATTTGCCGAAGTAGAGGTGACTCATGATGACCAAGCTTGAGATTGCCTTCGCCATCCTGGTTGCTCTGATACTCGCTGGCGGCGCAATCTATCTCAAAGGTCACTCGGCTGGAACCAAGGCTGAAGTTGCCAAGGTCGAAGCAAAGCAGGCATAGACCGCCGCCAAACATGCAAAGGCCACAGGCTATGTTATGTCACATATGGATAGCCTCCAGGCTATGCCGGACCCAGCGCCCACTGGCAGTGTTGCTCGCGCTCCTACTGGCACCGCTCTTGACGAGCTGCAAAGCGACTGGACCCGTGATTGAGAACGGGTGTGACTGGATCGTCCCCATCTATATCAGCAAGCACGATGTCCTCACGGACGGCACAGCTAGGCAGATCCTCGCCCACGACCTGACGGGCCAAGAGATATGTCGATGGAAGCCAAGGAAATCGACAAATCCAGCCACGGCTTCGCCTAATTAACCGTACAACCTAGTAATCATTCCAGGGAATCCAATCATGTCCGACCAGCTTCCCGAGCCGGTGGCTCAGCCGCCCGTGCCCGAAACCCCTCCCGACGCCGTAGAGCCATCGAAGGAATCGCACGAGTCCTTCTTCCAGCGCCTTGAGGCTACTGTAGAGGAGGTTGTTAACCCCGCCCATTTCATGGACTGGGTACGCCAGGAAGTGGCGAAGTTCAAGGCGTGAGTGGCAAAGGATCCAGCCCACGTCCGTACTCGGTGGACAGCGAGACATTCGCATCTAACTGGGATAGGGCGTTCGGTAGAAAGTCACTGGGGAGTGGCGTAACCGGCAGCGCGTCGAACTCTAACTTCGAAGGTTCCAGATCGTCTCTGGACTCCCCCGCCACAATGGGTACAGCCCCGGTATACGCAGCCTTGAAAGAGGGCGGCCCGGAAAGCCGAGGCCCGATCTATATCAACCCGGAGACGGGCGAAGAAGTCGGCCCCGACTGGTGGCCAGATATCACAACCGGGTGACGCGAGAGCAGCCCTAGGACTAATCATGGCAAGGCCCCCGATCTTCGATACACCTGAATAGTTCTCGGAAGTCGCCGAGGCATACTTTATTGCCTGCGAAGATCCAGATAAGCCAAGGATGCCAACGGTCAACGGATTGGCCCTAGCGCTAGGAATGACCCGTGAAACCCTTCTTAGGTATGAAGAGAAGCCAGCGTTTTCTGACGCCGTAAAGTTTGTCCGGACAAAGCTAGAGGCTGAGTGGGAACAAAGGCTGGCAGGTCCCAATGCCACTGGGACAATCTTCTGGCTGAAGAATCAGGGGTGGAAGGATTCGGTAGAGCAGAAGGTTAGTGGTGAGATGGTCCATACGGTGGAACGTCGCATCGTCCGAGCCGACTCCAAGACCTAATGTCAGTCCTGTCTATTGAAACGGCAGCGGTATTTGAGCCGCTACTTGAGCCGGCCCGATACAAAGGGGCTTGGGGTGGCCGAGGCTCAGGTAAGTCCCACTTCTTCGCCGGCATGCTCATTGAGGACTGTCTTGCCGAGCCCGGCGAGAACGGAGGCGATGGGATGCGGGCCGTATGTATCCGCGAGGTTCAGAAGGATCTTGCCCAGTCGTCCAAGCTGCTGATTGAGTCCAAGCTGAGCGATTTCCGGCTCGGAGAATCGGATGGGTTTAAGGTCTACCGTGATGTGATAACCACGCCAGGTGACGGCCTCATCCTGTTCAAGGGTATGCAGGATTACACCGCCGAGAGCATTAAGTCGCTTGAGGGGTTCAAGCGGTCGTGGTGGGAAGAGGCGCAATCGGCCACGTCTGGTTCGCTCAAGCTCCTGAGGCCAACGATGCGAGCCAAGGGTTCCCAGCTATGGTTTAGCTGGAACGCTCGGCGCAAGGTTGATCCAGTGGATGTGATGTTCCGAGGCCCAGAGATCCCGACGGGTGCCAAGGTCATCTAGGCCAACTGGCGGGACAATCCATGGTTCACCGCTGAGCTTGAGCAGGAACGCCTGGATTGCCTGCGCATGACTCCGGAAGACTACGATCATGTGTGGGAAGGTGCCTACGCTAATGTAGCCTCCGGCGCATATTTCGCTGCCGGCCTGAGTCAAGCCAAACTAGAGGGACGGATAGGCGTTGTCCCTCCCGATCCGTTGATGAGCATGCGGGCCTATTTCGACATAGGCGGCACGGGGGCCAAGGCTGATGCCTGTGCCATCTGGATCGCCCAGTTCGTCGGTAAGGAGATTCGAAGTCTCGATTACTACGAGGCAGTGGGCTAGCCACTCGCGGCTCACATCCAGTGGTTAACGCATCGTGGCTATGGTCCCGGGAAGGTCTAGATCATCCTTCCCCATGATGGGGCGACGAACGACAAGGTGCATGCGGTGAGCTATGAGAGCGCCCTACGTTCCGCTGGCTTCGATGTTAGGGTTATCCCCAACATGGGCGCAGGTGCGGCTACAGCGCGCATTGAGGCCGTACGTAGGCTATTCCCGGCCATGTGGTTCAACGAGTCAACGACCGAAGCGGGACGCGATGCCCTTGGCTGGTATCACGAGAAGCGCGACGACACGCGAGGTATCGGCCTCGGCCCTGATCATGACTGGTCGAGCCATGCTGCCGATGCATACGGGCTAATGGCTATCGATTACGCATCACGGCCTGGGGCTAATGCCCATGCCCCCATCCAATACAGGCGACTTACCCGCTAATGGCTTATAGCTCAGACAAGAAGCCCATTAAGGGTGACAAGATGGACGATGCGGACATCTAGGCCGCCTGTCGCCGGGCTCTAGAAACCTCCATGGGCGGCCCGGGAACGGAAGTTTCGCAGCAGCGGCTTCGCAATTTGGAGTATTACAACGCGGAGGCCGTTGGAGAGCTCGCCCCGCCTGAAATTGATGACCGTTCCGATTTCGTGGCAACAGATGTCGCCGATACTGTCGAATCCATGTTGCCGCAGATCATGAAGCCTTTCGTCACGTCTGACGATGCGGTGGAGTTCTAGGCGCGCCGTCCTGGCAAAGAGCAGGAGGCCGAACTCGCTACTTCATATATGAATTACCTGTTCTATGTGAAGAACGACGGCGTAGGCATCATGTACGACTGGTTCAAGGATGCCTTGATCCAGAAGGTTGGCTTCGTCAAGGTGTGGGCCGAAGAGGTCTTTGAGGATCTTTCAGCCACCTACAACGGAATAACGCAGGAACAGCTTGTCATGCTGACCTAGGTCGGCTGGCAGCCGGACGGCGAACCAAGTCAGGACGGCGAGGGGACCATGACGGTCACCCTCAAGAAAGAAGATCGGCGTATGGCGATCAAAGTCGCTGCCTGCGCTCCGCACGAGGTCCGTGTGGACTCCAATGCCCGCTGGGGTGACGAACCGGCGATGATTGCCCACGTTTACCCACGCCGAAAGTTTGAACTGGAAGAAGAGGGTATAGATCTAACTGCTATCGGCACAGGCGGGATCGACTCGCGCTTTGACGGCGAAGTTCAGGCCATGCTTGGCACGGCCAATGACAATGCCCTGGCTGAGCCGCATGAGAGCCATCATCTCTACCAGTGCAGCGAGGTCTACATCAAACTCGATGCGGATGGGGACGGCATCGCCGAATGGCTGTGCTGTCACATGGTCGAGAACAAGCTGATCGAGTGGGAGAAGACGGACGGTCATCCGTTCGTGTGGATCTGCCCCATTCCTCGGCCTCATGCCTTCTTCGGCGATTGCCCGGCGGATATGGCCTTGCAGCCGTAGAAGCTTCGGACGAACGTCATCCGGGCGATTCAGGACAATCTGTACCTGTCGGTCAACCAGCGCACGTATCTGAACATGGATGCGGAAGTAAACATCGATGACTGGCTTGAGAACCGCCCAGGTGGCGTTGTACGTGGCAGGGGAAGGGCCCAGGATGCAATCCAGCCCATCGTGCAGCCCAGCCTTGGTGCGCCAGCCTACGAGTTCAATGAGTGGTTAGAGGGGTGGAAGGAGAACCGCACTGGCTTTACCCGATACTCATAGGGGACGGACGCTAATTCCCTAAACAAGACGGCGACCGGTGTCAGCATCATCACGCAGAAGTCCGACATGCGGATGGAGCTGATGTCGCGGTTCTTCGCGGTGGGCATGAAGCAGCTGTTCGCTAAGATGCTGAAGTTGGCTATCCAGCATCAGGACAAGCAGGAGCAGATGCAGGTCAACGGCTCATGGGTGGCGATCAACCCTTCCGAGTGGACCGACCAGTTCAACGTGACCATCAAGGTTGGCTTGGGGACAGGTAGCAAGGAACAGCTTGCCGCACGCGTCATGGGCCTTATGCAGGTACAGATGCAGGCCGCCCCGTTCGGCATTATCACACCCGCCCAGATCGCCGAGACGGTCAAGTTGTACGTCCAAGCTGCTGAGTTCAAGGACCCCGAGCGCTTCGTTAGCCCCGAACCCACTGGCATGCCGCCAAATCCTCAGGCTTATCAGCAGGAAAAGATGCAGCAGCAGCAAATGCTGGCCCAGGCCAAGCAGCAGCTTGAGCAGTTAGGGCAGGAAAATGGCCAACTTAAGCAGGATGCTGCCCAGCAATCCCAGGACAATAGCCTCAAGTAGATGGAGCTGATCCAGAGGGACCGGGAGTCGCAGCGGAAATCCTTCGAATCACAGGCCAATATCCAGCTGCGCGCTGCCGATCAAGTCCGTAAAGATCACGAGACGCACATCAAGGGCGTGGAGACCGCGCATGGCATGGTCCATGCAGACATGGACGCCAAGCAGAACGATCAGATCTCGGCCATGCAGCAGGAATTGGACGAGCTTAGGGCGCAAATCGGCATCGGCAAATCTGCCACTGAGCCGGATGGAGATGCCGAATGACCAATATCAGTGAGCTTGATCGCGGCCAGAAGGCCAGAGAAATCCTCGATAACTAGGTTTACGTCGAGACGATGGCTCAGATTCGTGACGAAATCACCAATCGATGGGCTTCTGAACCGGACGAGTCCAAGCGCGAGCACCTATGGCGCATGCTTCAGTGCCATAAGCGCATTGAAACGTTGATTTTCGACACGATGACCACCGGCAAGATGGCTCAAAAGGCCCTGGAAGCCGAACAGACACGAAAACAGAAGATTCTCGGCACGTTTAGGCGTGTCGCTTAACCGCAAGATCAACGTAAGGAATGACCATGGCGGGTGACGCAGCAATGCAGCCAGCCGGTAGCGCAGAAACGCTGTCGGATCTGGCTGGTTTTATCGAGAGCCAGGACACCGAAGAGGAATTGCCCGGAGTTGAGGGTGAGGAGGAGCAGGAAGCTTCCCAGGAAGGCCAGGACGGCGAAGGATAGGAGGAACCCGAGGAGCAGGAAGAAAGCGAGGACGAAGAGGGCGATGCCACCATCACGCTAAAGCACGATGGCAAGGAAATCCCCCTGAAGAAGTCCGAGGTCATCGAGCTTGCTCAGAAGGGCTTCGACTATTCGCAGAAGACCATGGCGGTCGCTGAGGAACGCAAGACGGTGGAGGCCGCTCGCGCTCAGGCCGACGAGTATCGCCAGCACAACGAAAAGGCGCTAGAGGCCACCCTTGCTCGCCTGAACGCCTTCGTGGAGTTCATGGGAACGCAGGTGGGTGAGCCTCCGTCAGTAACGCTGGCCCAGCAGGATGTGGGCTTGTATGTGGCACAGAAGGAGCAGTACGAAAGCCGTAAGGGCCAGTTGGATCGGGCACTTGCCGCCATCGAGCATGTGAAGGGTGAAACGCAGCAGAAACGCCAAGCGTGGATCGCCGAACAGGCCGATGCGACGGAGAAGGCGCTACGGGACACCCTGCCGGGTTTTGGTGAGAACACCATTTCCGATTTGGCGAGTTACCTGGGCAAGGTTGGTATCAACCCCCAAAACTCCGAAGCCGGATACGTGCAAAAGGGACTGTGGGAATTGGCCGCCAAAGCTAAAGCCTACGACGAGTTGCAGGCCAAGACGGCCACGCTCAAGCCCGTTGCACAACTGCCGAAGGTGCAGAAGCCATCGGCATCAAACCAGCCCAACAGGGCCTCGGTCGCGAAGACGGACGCCATCAAGCGTTACAACGCGAAACCGAGTCTTTCATCCCTTGGCGACTTGCTCGCCTGATCCTGAGGAACTACTGCAATGCCTGCAAATACCCTTATTACCCCCAGCGTGGTCCGCGTCGCGGAAGACGTTGAGGATAAGATCTACAACTTCAACCCGACTGATACGCCATTGGTGTCGTCCATCGACCGTATCGGTGTTGCGAACGTGTTCCACGAGTGGACCCGTGATTCGTACCGCACTCCGAACGGCGCGAATGCCGCTATCGAAGGCGCTGACGCGACCTATGCCGCGCAGACCCAGCCCGCTCCGCTGAACAACCGT